TACTGAACCCATATAAACCAGCTGCACCGCCTTTCCATAAGTCAGAATCTAACGATGCAGGAAGGCTGTCGAGCGTGTAAGTCGTACCACCGACCGAATCTAATCCGTCCAGCGTGTAACCTGGTGATAAACCATCGAATATAATCTCAGTATCAATAACCGCGTAACCCCAACGATCTGATTTCCAGTCGTAAATTAACAGCTCATCGTTACCGGATGAGCCGTTAGGGTACGACCAGACAACCTTCGAGTTGGCCGGATCAATCGCCGCTGAGATGGTGTAATAACTTTCTTTATTTACGCGATCCAAAAACCAGCGGTCGACCTTTTGATCGCCTATAGGAGTCGTGCCTTTCCCAATGTCATAGCGCTGAAAGCCAGAATCGGATAAGAAGAACACACTGTTTCCGTAGCGCACAACAGATCCCTCGGAAGGCGTCCCAATGCCAACCGAGGTTTCATTGAAAGACCAAACTAACGGCGGCCCCTCATAACGCATTTCCCAAATAGAGCGCTCTTGAAATATCACGCCAACATCGCCGCCAGTCACGGCCATGATTTTGCCGCCATTGCCGACCAAATCTTGAAAATCAGCTTGCGTAGCTGGGATCGTTCCCCAAGATGTTTCGTTATTTTGCCCTGACCATTGGACTCTTGTGGGATGCGAGGCAATATCGCCAAGAACAACAAAAGAGCGCACGCCTGTAATGAAACGCGCTTTGGGAGGGCTTCCGCCAAGATCGGCAAATACACTTGTCCCGTCTATTGGCCCAATCTGTATGTTGTCAGCAAAATTAGTCGCAATCACTTGCGTCCCAAACTTTAAGAAATTCCAATTATCTAGCGTATCGTTTGAATAACCACCTGATTTAGATTTATCTGTCCAAGTACCCGCAGCATAGCGATATAATTTAGTCGCATCACCTGCAAACATGCGCACATTGGCATCACCATCGATCATTGCGACCGCGCCTCTGGCTTTAGCAGTCAGCGCAGTGGAATCAGTCGCAAGTGAACCCCAGGAGCGAAAACCTGTCCCATGCGGCTGTATGTTCTGCGCTTCAGTCACCCCTGGCGAAGATAAAGCAGCTTGATCGGGCAACCATTCGCCAAATTTTAACGTGGTTGGTTTGATCATGGCGTGATTGAATCCGTTTTAACGCTGATCGGCCCTTGATTCACACGGCCCTGGCGATAAGTCTCTGACGCTGACCAGGCGGCCACTTTATATTGGTCGAGCCAATCTTTTGAGGTCGCATCGTCCTGGGTAAAGCGGAACGCATGAAACAAACACGCCGCCAAATACACGTCAGGATAATCAGTCAACACCCAGTTGGTCGTATTCGACGCAGATAAAGCCGTTACTTTTGGATAGTAGGACAACTCATAGGCATAGGCCGAATCTGGGGTTACATCAAATTCAATTTTGTCTGAAATAGTGTAGAAACGCGGCAAACCAGCCCCCGAGCGTTGGTAGACGCTTAACTGTGTCGGATCGACATAACGCACAATGCTTGTCACGCCACCAGAGGTTAACGTCAAACGATAGGAGTCTAAATAATCTGCTGGCAGATCGAGCGTGTTTGCTGACGTTGACAGCGTGCCTGACAAGCGCGTGATGTTGCCTCGAACTCCGCCAATCTCCGCCAAACGTGGCAATGATGGCGCACGTTTTAAATACGTTTCTGCGAGATCGATAAAGTTGTCGATATAACTGGTTAAATCATCTCGCGCAGTCCAATCGGCGATGGCTGTTTTTAATTCACTGTATGTCGAGATTGCCATGCTTTACGCTTCTCCGTAATGTTGTTTAAGACTAGCTCGGCGTGTACTGAATCACCCATCAGCTCTAACCAGCTACAATTGCCTGTCATCGAATCAAATTCTTTTCGCCAGGCATCCGCAAAGTCACAATCTTTTGTCTCAGGAAAATGCGGTATACCAGCGGTGTAGTGAATTAACTTAGGCGCGTCTATAGGCTTGTCGTAACCTACTGTGAAATTCCATTCTGTCGGCAGTTCGCCTACTGAGTCAGCCCATTTAAAATCACTCGGATGGTTGCTTTCATCGTTAATATAATCAGCGGTCAGTGTTTTGCACTTCTCATTGTTAAACACCATCATCGAGGGCCATTCAAAACGATTCTGGCTTTTAACGACTGAGACCGCATGCTCTGTGTCAATCAATGTCTCTAGCTCGTTAATATCGGTCTGTAACAGCATGTCAGCGTCTAAAAATACGCTTATCCCTTGAAAGCCGGACAATGCGGGTACCAGGTATCGAGAATAAGTAAAGTCGGTCAAACCGCTCCTGGTAATAGGCAGCGTCGGCAAGACTAAAGGCACGATGGCTAACGGTTTACTTGTTCTGCGCGTGATAGACCATTGCAACACGTTAAAAGCTATTGGTTGTCTGGGATCGATACCGATATAGACTCTCATGCTATTTTTATTTTTCCTGTTTTCATCTCTTTAAATGATCCAACAATGGCATCTCTCACCGCCTCAATAGCTTGTTGCGTTCCCATCTCTGAGCGTCGATAAAATTTAACTGATTCCCACCAGGGACAATCACCGCTGATGCCTTCGTGAAAATGTGGCTGATCGTGAACCAATACCAACGCTGGCACGCCTAACCCACCCGCCAGGTGATAGACCGTTGTTGGGACGCTGACCACCAAATCAAGCTGAGAGACTAAAGCGGCCTGATCTTCATACGCTTGAGACATATTGCCCCAGGGCCAATCTTGTATCGCAATGCCTGTCTCTTTCGTAAACTGCGCTATTTCGTCAGATCTGTCTTTATATTCGAGAGACACAAATGTCGCATCTAACTCTAAAATAGGTTTTAAATCATGCAAGCTGAGATTTCTATTGCGCCAACCGTCTGACTTCATCGCGCCACCTGTCCAGGCGATACCAATGCGCGGCTTACCATAGTTCAACGATGACAATAGCCCTGACCATTGCAGCTCTTTTTCTCTGCGCGGTTTCAGATAAGCGCCTCGTCGTTTCATTTGCGCGTAAGGCATGAAGCTCGCCATCGAGACTTGATGCGTTGCTTTGACAGGCTTATTGAACGGATCAAATTGCGAGCCATGCACTTCGCTAAACGGAAACGTTAAGCTAAACAATTCGGTTAATTTAGGGTTGCAGATAATTTGTTTGGGCGTGAACGGACAAGCAGACATATAGGCAATCTGATCGCCCAGCCCTTGCTCGCCGTACACTAAAACCGTGGCTTTTTTCTCGCCTTTCCATTCTGGCAATCCGTAGTCTTGTAGTTCTCGCTGGTTTGAATTACCTAGCTGCGAGCGATACAGTTTCCAGCCTGTGTCCCAGTCACGTTCGTGCAATGCTGCAAACGCCAATGAAGTTTTAGGCTGGTGATGATCTTCGAGCGCAAGCGACAAATTAGCGTAATATTTAGTTTTCTCAAAATCATAGCCCTGCACATAAGCACTGGCTAACTGTCGATAAACAATCGCTTTGTTGCTATCAGGCTCATCGTCTGGCATGAGTTTTAACGCTTGCTGCAAAGTCTTACAGGCTTCTTTAGCGTCCTGTAATACAGCTTGTACCGAGCCAAGTAATAACAGATTACGCCAGGTCTTACTCTCAGACACGGCGGCAACCGCTATTGGATAAGCATAAGGCGCTTTACCAGCATCGATGAAAAAGCGTGCCAGCGTTGTCCAGGCTTCATGGTTCGCTGGATCTTGCGACAACACTTTTAATAAGCCTTGTCCGGCAAACTCCAGATCGCCATATTCAATTGCGGTATCGCAATCTTGTAATAGCTCAGACACGCCCCGTCCCTGTGCGTAAATAGGACCAGTCGCGGTTATTCAACAGCTTCTTAATGGCGGGCAAATGGTCTCTGTTGTAGATGTCGACGCCTAGCTCTTTTTTCCACTTAAGAATCACCGAGTTTGGGACCGAGGCAGCATGCCACCAGTTGTTTTTAATCCCACGTTGTGAGACCTCATTCAACCCCATCGCACCGCCCTGGCCTTGATTTCTAGCCGCTTTGTTGGCGTTTAAAATAGGCTCAACGTCCTGCACTTCAGCAATTGTTGTGATCTTGGTATTGTGATCGTATTCATGCCAGGACTGCGTGCCAGTTACAGGATCGTAATCTAATAAACGCTTCATTTAAGCGTGCCGTTTGGAGCCGCTATTAAATGTCGCATTCTTGCCCATTTGATTCATAGCACCTTTGACAAAATTGCCTGTCTTTTTCATGGCCTGATTGTTTGTTTTTGTAAAGTTTTTCAAAGAATCTTTTTTGGATGCTGATTTCATATATCACCTCTTGTTAAAAGTAAGGGCGACCGAAGTCGCCCTTTTTGGGAGAAGCGAGTTGCCTCGCTGTAGTAGGGGATTACCTATGTAGTGGTATATATTTTCCCAGACGCTGATTCGTTCAGCGATGACAAAGTATATTCCGCCAATATCATGGAGCGATCCGAGTCACCAGTTTTACTCAGTGATTCAGTTTGGATCGGACGCAGAGAATTGACTTCCCAATAATCCATATCAAGCGCATAAACATTTGCCGCTGCCATAAATCGATTAGCTACAATTTGTAACTGCCCGAAGTCACTGATATAAATATCAGCCGCACCGACAATTGAGCCTGGCGCTACTGGGCCATTTGGTTGCACATCTCGGAATTGCGTTCCGATACCTGCAAACGCTGAAGCCAGCTGCTTGTTTGCGCTTCCGCACATCACAACACCAGGATTACCGCCAGAGTTCCAAACGGCCGCTAGACAAGCTTTCAACTGAACTTCAGAGAAGGCTGCTGCAGTACCTGGAGTCGGAGCAGTAGCAGGAGCGCCAGCCGTTGTTGGAGGTGTAGTAGTATCTGCACCTGACTGAGCCTGGTTGGTGGATAGCCAGGAGCCAATACCTGCGAGAGTTCTCGCTGTACCTGCGCCGCCAGCTGTTCCGATCTGGATGCCAGTTAAAGCCGTTTCCATATCGCGTTTCAGCTCTTTACCTGATTTTGAGATCTGATAACTCATCTCATCAGCTCGGCCAGCAGTGGCAACAGACTGTAATGTCCCTGTCACGCGAGGCACTTTAGTGCTGATCTGAGTGAAGTTACCCAAACGGTTAGTCACGACCGCAGTGTTTGTAGTCGCATCATCGCCTTCTATCTGCGCATTGACAGCAGCCGCAGTAAGCGAATCAGTCTGCCATTCATGATAGACAGCTTTGGCAGAGCCGCGTTTCGCATTGCTGAGAAACGGCGTATCAAGAGGGCTAATATCGTATATAATATCTGAAAGGTCTTCTCGTTGACCGATCGCAGCGAACGCACTAAGCGTTCCTCCTGGAATAGCCATAATTTATCTCCTGTTAGTGAGTCTGTGTTGTATCAGCGCCGTAGCGTCATCAACGGAGCCTGACTTTTTCAAGCTCTTTCTTAACGCGCTTTCAGCACCTGCTTGTGCTTGTACTTTTGAACGCTTGGCTCCAGGCGTTAAAACCTTACTGCCAAGTTTAAGCACTTTCTTTTTTGCAGCATTCCCACTTTTAGACATCGCGTCGAACATCATGGCCTTGCGTGCTAACACAATGTTCCGATGGTCGTATACGTTATCGACTTCTGTTTGGGAATAGCCTGTGTTGAGGAGATAATCGCGCAGTTTCGCCGTCTCAGCGTCTCTTTTGCTATCGTCTGCCCAGTCTGGAACGGCAGCAACCATTAAGCGATGCTCTCGCTCGGTCACTTCTGCCATTTGCTCCTGATTCTGTTTACTGTGCGCCGCTTTTTGTTGGTCGTAAGCGCTCGCAGCTTGTTGGCGCATGTTCTGTAAATGACCATTGCGCTCTTGAAATTCTTGTCGTTTCGCTGTCCATTCCGTCGGGTTACTGACCCTCAGTGAATCCCAGTTGATTGATTGAAACTCTTGTTGCAACGTCGATTCGACCTGGCTAAGAAAAGCGGCCCCTTCTTGTGCTTGGCGTTCCATTGCTTCAGACACTTGCACTTGCTGTTCTTGTAATTGGGTTTTCAGCTCAGACGCTTCTTGCGCTAAACGCTCGGCACGTTGGTTATTCTGAAACGTGTCTTTCCATTCGCCCAGGCTAACTTCCCGACGTTCACCGCTAGGATCGGTGATGGGGATCTGCAACTGATACAAATCAGCTTGCTCGACCCCTAAATGCTCGGCCAATTCATGCAGCGACGTCAGCTGCACTGCTTCTTCTTCGCTCTCTGGCGTGACATCTGGCGTGTCATCCGACGTGTCATCCGTTGCTATAGCTTCTGGCTCGACTTGCTCTGGCTCGACTTGCTCTAATGCCTCTGGCGCTTCGCTGACTATCTCCTCTGGCGGTGGCTCAACTGCGGCCAACGGTGGCGGCTCCGCAGCTTCTGGTGCCATTGATGCGCTTATTCTTTCTTCTATGGATGGTTGAGTCTCAGCCATGATGTTCTCCTGCCTCTCAGCGGTTATTGTCTAATTGAATTTGTGCCAGTTTGCCTGTTTGCATTACGCCATCGATGTGATCGAACACGGAACGCGCCGCGACCAACATGTGATAAATGCGCTCTCTATCATCCGCCTGGGCGACTGATGTGCCTTGCCAGGCTTCAGTGAGATTATTTAAAACGATAGCTTTCGCTTCTAAATACAGCGTGTTTTCAAGTAAGTGTTTCGCCTGGTGCGCACGCTCGCGCTCGGCTATGAGTGTGTGTTCATCCAATTTGCATCACCTGCCCTGATTCGTCGCGTATGATCTGCTGGTCACCTATTTGCACAACCAACCCTTGTTCATCTCGTATGATCGTTTTAGGCGATGATGCGCTTTGTGACATGGCGTCAATGCGCTCAACCATCTCTTGATTCTGCGCCATAAGGCTGCCAATCAAATCACGCATTTCAGACAAATCGACGGGCGATTCGGCTTTGGTCTCCGAGGTCACCAGCTTGGTGATGTTGTCCAGCTGCGCTTTGTATTGGGCCACTTCGCTGCTGCGCTCAGATTGCACCGCGTCTAGCTCTAAGTTCAAACGCGCCAGGGCTTGCTCGGTGTCTTGTTTTTCCATCTGTAGCTCAAGACTTGCAATCTTAGCGTCTGAATCGTTGGAGTTCTTAAACTGCTGTAGCTGCGCTTTCATGCGCTCGATGTCGGCTTTTAATTGCGTCTCTTGCATGCTCAATTCTTGTTGACGCATTTTGATCTGCTGATCCATTTGCATCTGTTGTACTTTCACCTGGTTGGCATCTAATTTAGATTGCGCCTCCATCATCAGCGCTTGAGCATGCGTTTTCGCTAACTCAGCCTGAACGTCTGGTTGTGGTGGTGCAGGAGGTACAGTTCTCGGATCGGTAAAATACGATGACGCCTCTAAACCAAGCGCATCGGTCATATCTGCCAGGCTTTGATACATTTGATGCGGTTGGACTATCGTGCCTAAACCGTCAGCTTGTACTTGCTCCATTTGTTTCGCCATGATGGTATCAAGCGCCACCATACGTCGTTCGCGTGACACTGTACCGACGCCAACAGTAATAGTCGTGTTGACTCTTTCACGCCATTCACTAGGGTTAAACGCGCCAAACTCACCCGCGACATTGACCACCATTTCTCTGTCCTGGTGCGTCATTAACAACTTGTGGATCAATTTAAATACTGTCCTAAAACCCACTTCAGCGATGATACGAGCAATCAGCTCTATCTTCATGCGGGCTGCGTCATACGCTAGGGCCGCAACGCCAGTATTGACGTTAGCCAGTGCATTAGAATCTAATCCACCGACCTCATTGCCGACGCCTGTTCTTTGTTTGCGCACATCGTCCAGGTAACTCATCATGCTGAACGCTTCTGGCGGTAACGGGTTATGTGCTAACGGCGTAATGTAGGAACCTGCACCACCATCACCTTTAAACCTGACCACACCCCCAGGGCGGGAGGTTAATAAATCATCGAGGTTCACATGCTGATCGTTCACCGCTGTGCGTGAGTTATTAGACAAATACGTGTTGTCTAACATCGAGCGTGTCAGTGTCGATTTGATCAGCTGAATGTCCATAGTTAAATCAGCAATCGATAGCCCATAGAATTTGTGCGGCATCAAGATAGGCGACACACAAGCGAACGGCATAAAATCCACAGGCTCAATAGACAACAACTGGCTGCTCGTTGCGCTGTAATTACCTCCTGCCATGCAGACTTTAAAAAGCTCTGCGATCCCATCGCCGTCTCTATCGACTCTCACATAGCACTCAGAGATCCAATACATCCTCATCGATTCAGTGGAGGAGTAATCAAACGGCATCTGCGAGTCTGAATCTGCATACCGTGCCAATTGCTCTGGCGTCAATACGTCATCATCGTACGGCAAGCCGCGAATCGTCTCCACGTCATAGCCCATCTCTACTAATTCACTGAACGATTTCTCAGTCCGGTGGTAACAGAAATTAGAATCTTCGCTGAACGGTGAGCGAGCATTACGGGCAATACCAAATTCCTCTGGCGGGACTGGCTCTATTTTAATTGAACCTTTGGCTGTTGTTTCTTTGAACGTGACATCAAAGCCTTGCTCGGTCTGCTCAAACTCCAGTATTTCACGCTCAATGGCGGTATCCATCATCAGCTCGCCCAGCTGCATTTCATCTAAACCTTCATAGCTTTGTTTGGTCTCAGTTGGTGTGTCGTCCCAATAGATTTTTAAGATGCCTGTCTTAGACAGCAACGCATCTTTGAGCATGGTGTAGGTGTTATAAAAGCCTTTGTTCTGCTTCCAGTAAACGTGATTGACCACCTCGGTCTCAATCTTTGCTTGCTCTATATCGTCGGCGTTGACCGGATCGAATTTACACAGATTATCCACATCGGTAAATATGCGAACCAGCGAGGGCAACATCCACTCCACTGTTTCCATGACCTCTCGAGTCACTACCGATGAGCGTCCTTCGACTTCGTTGCCATACGGCTCACCAAAGTAATAGTCGAGCGCTTCTGCTCTTTCCTGGCTGATGTCGCCTCCAGATCGTCCGGCTGCGTTGTCGATCTCAGATCTGCACAATGCTGCAATTTGGTCGTCTGTCGTTGCTGTCGTTTTAGCCATTTACACTATTCCTTGTTGGCCGTAATCCAACGGCTCCCAGCTGATTTTCGGTGCTTTAAACATAGCGCCATACCTGAACGCATCTGCTGCATGAGACGCCCAATCATGTTTTGGTTTTAATCTAAAGGTTCTGTTCTTCTCATCGTACTCAGCGCGATATTGTCGCAACGCATCTAATCCACGCTTACACCGTAGTTCATCAAACCAGCAGTTCTTAAGCATGCGGCGTACCGCTTCAACACCATCTTCAACTCTGTCGGCTGCCATAACGTGCGGCTCTATGCCTAGCGCCTGCAGCGTTTGCACTCGCGTTTTACCTGTATCTAACGATCTAGCTTTAACGTCATGCGGAAACACATGGTGCGAATACTGATAGCCGCTTTGTCGCTTGTCATCAATCACTTGCGTGTAATGACTTAACGGCTCGCCTGAGTTCTCGTAATAATCAATCAAGCGAACTTCGGTGCCAACACGTTGCGCAAACCAAACAGCTGTACTGTCGCCAATACCTAGATCCCACCAGGTCTCAACTTCTAACGCGGTATCGTGGGCCACTTTACCGATGCGGTTTTCTTTCTCCGCTTCTTCAAGCAATCGACCGTAATAGGAACCCATCACCGCTGCTTGCCAGGAGCATTCAAACTCTTGGCGATATTGCTCGTCGGACATCGCTTTATTGGCTGCGTCTAATTCTTCTTGATCGACGTATCCAGTCTCGCTGGCTTTGTGCAGCTTAACGTACCAATCGTCATCATCTTTAACGTCCTGGTACATGTCGTAGAACGCATTGTGTCCCATTGGCGTGCCGATAAAGATGGCACCACCTTTCCTATCCGATAACGCTGGCCGTATCACTTCAGGCCATAAACGCTCACTCATCTGCGCATATTCATCCATTACGCAATCATCAAGGTAGATGCCTCGAAGTGTGTCAGGATTATCTCCGCCATATAAGCTAATGCGTGCGCCGTTAGGAAAGTCAGCCCTTAACTCGGCCTCGTTGTACTTAATGCCAGGGATAGGGCGAGAGAATGTCTTTAACATATCCCAAGCCACTGCTTTAGCCTGGCGATACAAAGGCGCAATGTAAGCGTAACGTGGATTCTCTTTCGTGCTTGTACAAGCCGCTTTAATCAGTTCATTGACCGCAAATACCGTCTTACCAAAGCGGCGATGACATACCAATAACTTGAATCGTGCTGCGTTGTTGTGTGCTTCGCGTTGTAATGGTCGAGGGCTGTACGGTATCTGGATGACAGTCATTCGCGCACAATAATCTGGTATTCATCTTCGATGTCTTGCGTTTGCCAGGGAGGCGTTTGTCTGCGCTCATCTGCGGAGAAATCCATTCGCTTTTGCACGTTTCGCGCTTCAACTTCACCTGCTAGTCTCTGGTAAGTATCAAAGTCTATTTGATCTCGCGACTCATCAGTAAAAGAATTAGCAATATTGTTGCGCAATTCTTTTTGTCTAAAACGCAATTTTCGTAACTGAAACATTTCTTTACGTGGCAATTTATCAAGTGCATATTGTGCGCGGCGCATGGCATTTTTTACTGCTTTCCTATCCTTCCTGGCACCTGGCAAATAACGCTCAAAATTCAAATCACCATCTGCTCTAAACTGAGCTATTTTTTTGTCTGCTATATAACGTCCGGCTTTTTCTAACCATTCGCCTCGCGCTGGATGTCGGGCTGGCATTTTGCCAAACTCTCGCGCAATATCATTGCTGTGTTTGTAATACTCGCCAGTATTAAAAAGAAATCTTGGTTTAGTGATGTTCTCGTAATGCAAAACATCATCAATATCTGCTAATCGCTGATACTGCCATTGTAATTTGCCCTGTTCTTGCAATAAATCGTCAGTGCTTCGACCTAATTTCTTTTCTATTTTTGTTATTTCATCGCCGTAGTAATTTTCTGCTTGTTTAACTGCTGTTGCTGGATTGCCGCCTCGCCCAAACATATCAAGCTCTTGCGCTTTATGTTGTAACTCATGCAGTAAAATGCTTTTTGTTTCAGTTGGGTCTGCAATTGTTTTATATTGATCTTCGTCGTGATCAAATTTTCTTCTTGCTGGCAATGTAATACGATTTTCTGCTCGAGCAAACATACCCATTGGGCCAGTGTCTCCAAGCAATGCGGCGTCTGGTGTTGGGGCTGGTAAATCTAGTCTGACTTGTTGCTCTGCTCCAGGAGGCAAATAATTTTTTGTCACGTCAAACTCTGGATGCTTCAACACCTCTGTGATGTCGCCACTAAACGGTCGCTCTGGCATCGTAACAGTTGCCGCGCTGTCGTCTAGCTCGGTACGCCACTGGCCATCAACGCCACGGCCCCAGCCTGTTTCACGCCAGATATAATCTTTTGTGCTGCCTGTTCGCTCTAATTCTTGCGCACGCTCTAAATCACGAGAGCGTTTAATTGGTGCGCCGGACTCTCCGACAAATATATTGTTTTGAAAGCGTTTCTGACCTAAAGCACCGCCCATCAACACTTCGCCAACACCATCAAAAACACCAGGCTGATCGACCGCGTAATCAATGGCACGCTTAACAGTTTGCGGCCCCTTAAGTACCGCTGCTGGCGATAGCAGATCGGCTATTAAACCGCTGCCTGTATCGTAAGCCTCTTGATCATTTATTTGAGGATTCAAAAGTCCTTCTAAATAGCCTTTGACCTTTTCTTTATCTGGCGGCAATAGATTCAGCATCTGAGCGTAATCAAATATTGATTGCCCTGGTAAACTTGCTGCTAACTGCGACAAATCACCTGGCGCACCTAATATCGCTGAAGGAACACCAAGACCAATGCCTTTTCTAAAATCTGCTTTTGGCGCAGAACGAGCCACCCTGCGCAAATAGTCCCCACCTTGCGATGACAGACTATTGTTGTTGTATGGATTGATCCGTTGCGGCTGACTGAAGCTAACCATTGTCTTTCCATTCAAACGTGATCACTGGCGGTTGTCCTTCCTCGCCATGAATCGCTTGTGCTGGCCTTCCATCCACCCGATCTGCTACTTCTTTAATTGCTGGCAGTTCACCATCTAACGCAAGCTCTAGTAATTTCTCAGTCACTGCTCGTAACGCATCACCTCGAGTGATACCACGTTTCTCGTACTGCTTTACTGTGCGCAATAGCGCGGCTCGATACTCTCGATTTTCTTTCACTGAATTCTTATTCCCTGGCTGTGCGCCTCTCGACTTAGCTGGCTGAATTTCCATTTGTTTAATGTCTTAACTTTTTGAATAAACTGGATTATTTGTTTTGATCAACGTGGAACATCACCAGGCTTTGCAGCTCCAGTATCTTGCCTTAGTCTTTGGCCCTGGGTCTGCGCAGTTATGCCTAGACCTGAAGTTACTTCTGCGTGCAGGTTGGTCTTTCTTGATTGTCATATTCGGATCGCCAAACGTAACACGACGAACCTTCCCTGCATCCTTAACATAAACCTCACTTTTCTTTCGACCGTAACTGACTTCACCCTTGCGGATCCTTCGAGGCTTATTCAACGCAACCTTACGACCTTGATATTCAGCCATTACTTGCCGACTTTCTTCATTGCGCTCTTATGAGATTGCGTGAACGTCTTACCATCTCTCATCAACTTGCGCATTTCAGTCATGTGTTTGGCTGTATGATGTTCTTTGTGTCGTGCTAACGCTTTTTTCTGGCGAACAGTAAGAGCCATCAGGCGTATCTTCCTTTAGGTTTTTTTGGTGCCTGGCGAACGACCACTCTTTTCTTAGGTTTAACTGTTGGGCGGCCTTTGACCGTGCCATATGTTCCTTTTCCCTTCGGCATCACGTTCTCCTACAAGTACAAAAACAATTCATCGTCATCCTGAAGTCTTTTAGTCCAGGCTTCCTCTCTTACTTTTGATGGGCCTGATAAGCGGTTATCAATGCGATTGGCTTTTCTTTGTATCAACAGGCCTAGAGACTCATCACCTAGCGTTTCTGCTAACTTTGAATCATCGGTGGTTGCCGCTTTAATCTTTTCTAGCAGCTCTCGTTCTTCTTTTGGATTGTTTACCAGGGCGCGTTGGCCTTGTACCTGGACTCGTCGTGGGTATCTCATTTTTTACCAAATGTAGACACCGCCCAGCGTATTCCCATGCTTGCTGCTATAACTGCGCAAAATAATGGGCCATACCAATTAGGGCTGTGTTCCGCTAAATGGATCCATCCTAGCTTTACGTATTCTTGTGTCCAGGGTAAAAAAGAACCAATAAACGGGGCCACAACTACCGCCATCGCAACTTCATCTTTATAGCTGTATTGGGTTTGCTTTAACGCCTCTAAATCGTAATCGCCTACAGTCTGCGCTGCATTTTCTAATCTCTTTATTTGCGCGTTGGTTTGTGCGGATTCTAGGTCTAACTTATGTTTTTGTTTTACCGCTCTGGTTTCCATGAAACCTTTAGCAATTCCTAAAACTGGGCCTAACAATGCTTGAAACATCAGTAACTCCAGACCGTAGGTCTTAAGCCTTCAGTCAATATATCCAGGTGTATGAAACGTCCACTGCCTTTTTGGTTAATACCTATGCCGCTGAAATTCATGTCCATCGCAATTTTAAGGAGTTGGTGGGCTGCGCCTCGGTCAACTCTTAAATCAACTGCTTTACCTGACGTATGCGGACCCGTAGCACCTGTCGAACTGACTCGACTATTGTGTGCTGGGCAACGATAGCCAGATGACACTAATAATGGTTTGCCAAAAATCGCTCGCAATTCATCGAGCATAAATAAAAACGTAGCATCCATTGGTGCCGCTTCACAACCGCATTTACACTGCAGCTCGGCCTTAGAAAAGTATTTACTATTGTCCATTGCGTTCTAAAACCCATGCTCCAATAGCAGCTAACCCTGAGAATAGGGCTAACACAGCAGTGCCTATTAGCGATTGCCAGACTCTTTCCCAGCGCTTGTTTCTTTTAACCTGGCGCTCAATCTCATCGCGTAACCATTGATGATGTTGCGCATGTTCTGATGTGTTTTGCGATTGCGAGATAGCCTGGGCAATTAATTTGGCATCTTTCTCGGTGATAGCCATGAATCGCACCCATAAAAAAAGCCAGCGCGAAGCCAGCTTTTTAGTCATAAATCGTAATTATGAGCTATTCTCCCCTTTTTATTACGGAAAGCAAGCATTTTTTTTGCCCAATGTCGTCCTACTAAAACATGATCTTTTAGTGGGATGACAAGCTATGCTTTATTTGTTAAGCGGATTTTCAAGCGCTCGCTTGATTCTTAAATCTAATTTTTCCTCAAGCCCATCAATCTGATCATCTAATCGCGCCATCTTATCGGCCAACCGTCCCTCGAAGGCAGTGATCATTGAGCGCACTGATTCGACGTTTGCTCTATTCCTTAAATCCTGTTTATCAAGATTTTTATACAATGTCGCTATGTCTTCCCTGGTCGAATTGCGCATATCAATCACCAGTTCTTTTGTTGCTTCGTTATCCTGCTTGAATAGCGCAACTGTCGCCTCAATGCCGGATAAATCTGGTGCCACATATGCTGAGATCTGTTCTTCCATCGAAAGGTAACGTGAATAAAGCTCAAAGCCTCCCCATAGACCGCCAACGATCGTTCCAACCAGCGGCACAATCAATAGCAGCTTCGAGCCTCCTATCTTAATTCCGCTGTATTCTATTTCTGCCATTGCTGCTCCTCCATCTTCAGATAAAGCTCGTTTTCCTCACCAAACCAAAACCTCGAATAAGGATGGTCGTAATTTGTGCCGCCTGGCAACTCAGTTACTTGGTACCAGGTTGGATTGTCGACGAGCTGATTGTTGTAACTTGATATATCTGTACCGTAGGTCATTGCGGCTAATGCGACGTTTTGCACCTGGGAGGTTGTGTAGCTCTCGGCCAGCTTAGCTACAATTGCTGTTGCCACTTGTTTTGCAATCTCTTGTCTTGAGGGTTTCGGCTTGGTTTTAGGCTCATTAGCTACTTTTTTGGACGTCTCTGGTGCTTTCTTTTCGCTTTCGCTGGGCGTGGATGCTGTTTGAGGAGCTGCAGGCGCTTCATTTTCAGCTGCAACTGGCGTGTTTTCCGCTTCTGGCTGGCTTTCGACTACTGGCTCCGGCTCAACATCAAAACTTTCTACCGTTAATTCCACCTCAACCTCTACATCAAACGTCGCAATTGGCGCAATTTCAATCTCAGGCTCTAGCTCTAGTGTTGGCATTTCACTTGGCACCTCCACTGGCGTGCTGACCTGGGCCATTACCGCTTGAGTAGTCACATCCGTTTGGTCGTCAAAATTTACAATCGATGGCGACTCTATCTCCACAACCGTTGGCAATTCAATTACCTCGGGTTCAACTGCCTGAGTATCAGCAACCGCTTGCACCGCTGCCAATCGTTCTTCTTCTATCCGTGCTTCTTCGAGGGCGACCAGCCTTAATCTTTCAATTTCTGCCAGGCGCATTTGCTCTAGCCTTTCAGCTTCCAGTCTTGCAGCTTCAATCTCTGCCAGGCGCAGGGCTTCAGCTTCTTCTAATGTGGATAACTGGGCCAATCGATCATCTAAACTGTTGGTAACATCTAAAACGTAAGAATCCATTAGCGTATTTTCGATGAGCCGATAGATTTCTGAGCTGATGTATTCAATTTGAGTATATGTGCTGATCACAAACGCATCGCTGAATTGCGGACCCCACAAGCCAGAGCCATAGCCATCGTCCTTTCCGGTCAGAGACATCAACGCATCAATCGTTTCATAAGTGTTTGGCGCAATGTCCTGGCTGAACGCATAGTTTTTCAATCCGGCGTAGTCCAACACAAATTCATGCGTATATTTTTCGACCGATTCGTTGTTATTAAATAATTCTAAAGCAATCGTTAAACTGTCTTTGCAGTCGCCATTTGTATCAGCGCATAACGGAATGGACGCATTTGAGCTGTGACTGCGAACGGTCGCGCCATAATCGAGAGTAAATCCAGCCTGTATTTCTTCAATTGACATGGTGTCGTTAAGTTTAATTTTGTCACTATAAAACGTGCCACCCTGATACCCTGTGCAATTTGAGCCAGTAACGCAATAACTACGAAAATTTGTCGTCGAGGTCGCATCACCCGATGTATTCCAAGTCGATATGCCTGGCACTAAATTTTCTGTTTTACCTGGGCTGGTGCTTTGCGTTGTGATTGTTTCAACATTGCAATTCGCTAGGCTAGTGCAAGTCGCGTTGTCATCAGCCAAGACAATGCTTGAAAGCAAAAGTAAAACGCTAGTCGTAAACATATTTCACTTCGCCGTTGATACGCTGCCATCGGCCATTTTCATAATGCTTTGTCTTTCTCAACTCTTTCCAATCTGGCCTCTCGTGTGGGTTTTCTTCCCATTTAGTTTTAGCAGCGTCGCCGATAAGCCCCTGGTAAGGACAAGGCGTCCCCGCATGCAGCATGCTTTTAAAGACAGTCGGATCAGTACACAAGACAGAAATCGCTGCAACTTTCATGTTCATCATGTACAGCTGACGTGACAGCTTTATCAATTTGCAGTTTTCATCTTCGAAGGTCTTAGCTGCAGCAAACCCCAGAAAAGTTCCTTGCACGCCCACCGAGGCACCCACAGCGCAAGTATCCTGTATCGAACTGATAATATTAGGAGCCGATGCGGTGGACACAGTGCGATCAATGGTGGTCGACGATGCCAAAGTCGAGGATATGGTATTCGTCTGAGCTGCCGCTACAGAGCAAAAACAAAAAAGAATAAAGGCTATTCGTTTCACTGTTTTTTCTTGCGTACCGTCTTCTTTTTGATCGGTGTCACTTTTTTTAATGGTATCTCAGGCAATATGTCGTCTTTCTTAGACAGCTGTTTCCAGAGTCGATACAAACCGTAAACGACGGCTGCTCCAAAACAAATTTCAATAATATTCATGTGATTTCCTTCTTATTGTTTAATCTTTTCACTCAGAGTTTCCCAGGCTAATGCCGCAGTTTGTGGCACCACACCATTGCCAATAGCCATCAATCGCGAAATGCGATCATCAGCATCGTCTATTTTTGTCCAGCCAACAGGCAGCCCCATCAATTGCTCGCACCAATCAGGATTTAATTTGCCAGACCGCTTTTCTGCCATTTTTCGAACCTCTTCGGCAAGTATTTTGCCGCCTTTTCCGTTTGGACGACTTCCAGGGTTGCTGGCTCTGGGCGTCGGCCAGTTATCTTGTAATTTTACCTGCATAGTTAAATTACTCGGTCTTTTTTTCCCTATGTTTTTGGGATTTTTTGAATTAACCATGCGTTGTTGATAATTTTCATAGCTTTCATCAACCTCAAGGACTCTAGGTGTCAGCCAGTTAGAGGACTCTTGGTTCTTCCCATTCATGCTGGTCTTGTCCTGGTCTGGCTGGGAAAGCTCCCCATTCAATGCCATCGATGTTAAATTCTTCGATCTCTGTGTCTTTTTCTGCCCATCTTTTTGCAGAGAATATTTTTGTATTGTCCACGCTTCCGGCGTCGGCCAAGATAAACACTCTTTTTCTTTGATGCGGAGCGCCGACTTCTTCCGCTGAGAATATTCCCCACGTTGTGCGATAACCCAATTCTTCCAGATCTGAGATGACTGTGGAGAGTCCCAGCGTGATGTGTCCTTGCACGTTCTCAAAGAAACATCGAACAGGTCTAATTGTTCTGATGTGTTCCTTGATGTAGGGCCATAGGTGCCGTGGATCATCTTCCCCCCCCCTTCGACCGGCTTGGCTAAACGGTTGGCAGGGATAGCCTGCAAGTAAGAGATCAACCTTGTCTCGAAAGATCTGTGCTGGGAAGGTTTTAAGATCTGTCCACAAAGGCGCTGAAACCATTTGTCCCTTTTCCATTTTCTCAAGAGTGAGCTTCCCGACATAGGCTTCGATCTCACAAAAAGCGATGAGCTGATGATTGTATCCAGCAAGCTCAAGTCCTCGCTCGATTCCACCATATCCGCTACATAGTGAGATGACAGTGGGTAATTCTTCGGCAATATCCACATTATGCAGCCTTTAAAAATCCTTTAAGACACGCCTCACCCTGGGCTTTGAGTGTGTAGAAACGTGTTTGTGAAAGTTTTAGATCGTAGGTAGTCCGTTCACGTCCATATAAGTACAAATATCGGACGACAGCTACGGCTTCTCCGCAATCAGAATGCAACAAAGCATTCATCGCCAGGTTAATCTTGTTCAATCCGGCCGGAGGGATAACGCCTTTTGGTAACGAACTTTCAAAACCAGAGTCCCCTGGGGAATGTAATATCCGCCAGATGGCCGTGCTGCTAGGGTATGAGCCATGCTCTGCGTTTGACCACCAGATAGCCCATTCATCTAATAACTGAGACAGCCAATCATTGTGCAATTTCTATCTCCTCCCATTCGCCAGGATAAATATGTAAACCATCGTCTAGTTCTTCGGCCTCAATCGCTCGGCATTCGAGTACACAAGAACGACCATCCTTAAGTACCAGGACATCCATATCTCCGTCTTCAATGACTTTTAATCTAAGTTCGAACAATGTTCTGCCTCGGAATGTCAAAGTTAGTCGTAATTCTGAAACTCAATGCGGCCTGTTTGCCCTTCGTCTCTGAGTTTTCGCATTCGCCTAAATTCAAGTCGATAGTGTTTTGAGATTTCTTTTCTTTCGGCCTTTGAATACTTGATGCGCACGTCATTGACTCGCTCCCTTAAAATTTCCATGTGTTCTTCGCCCAGGTAATCATTCAGCCATCGGATAAATTGTGCTGGGTTTTCAGTAAAATATCGGTGTTCATAATGCGTCAGTGAAACTGCATTCATGCCATTCCAACGCACATTTTTGTTTCTACGACCATAGATATGGCAACATTCCAGGGACTGAGATTTGCCAGCCGCTTGGCCGTCTAAGCTAATAAACTTGGTTCGCTCGCATGTCCAATACGCACGCTCTCTTACACATAATGAAAACCAATTGTCTAAGGCGTCTCGTTTGATCATGATCTTCTCTGATTTGCATTGATTGACCGCCAGACATCGATACCCATGATCCATTGCTCCCTTTGTGTGTGGATCAATATTTTTTCGTATTCCGCTGCGGTTAATTTTTTAACAGCTGTATCGTATTCAGGCGATAAAAGAGCTTGTCTTTCACGCTCGGCTACAGTGCCAGAGGTCGGCATCGCAATAGCTTTTGCCACCTTTAAGCCTTCTTTGGCAGCGGTAAATTCTGCGCATGCGGCCGCATAGGCATGATCTGATTCACCTAAGTCATTTAGCCATTTCTCGACCATATGTTCGTTAGGTAAGCTCATTCACGAACTCCTTTGCTTCAGTAAGATCAAAGAAGTTTTTAAGTATCTTGCCATTTTCATAAACCAAATAACTCCATCTATCTTGAGTTCGCCCTGCAACAATTCGATGTTTGCCATTCTCCAAAACATACTTATTTAATTTTCGCCAGGACGTTTTTGATTTGCGTGAGGCCATGCGTTCTTTCTTCTTCCGTTCTGAGTTTTGGCAGGGTAAGAACATTGTGGTAAGCAGGTTTTTTTACCCGCTTCCCCAACTTAATAAATTCAGGGAGGGAGGGAGGAAAGACATGTCCGTCGATCAGTAGTTTGTTTAGTCCTTCCACGACTTCGCTTTTGTCCAGCAGTGCCAGCCCATTCACCCAGGTGTCTGAAGCTTGGTGGCCAAACGATTTGGTAAAACTGTTACCGTACATCTCATGCAGCTTCATCCACACCCAATTGGCTCTTAATCTCTTCTCTCGATCTTGCATCTTTATCCCCATAGACAACGCCCGTCCCACATCGCAAACTCTTTATCTCGATGTTTATCTCCATCAGCTTGCGACTGACTTAGGAGGGATCGGGCCTAGTTTCCACACTATCCAGCTTCTTACGCTGGCCAATCCGAGTAACCTTTCTTGCTATACCGCTCGGTTATTCGCGGCTCTGAGATAGACGGCCCAGTCCTGACGATGATGTTTTAGACAGCAACCCAAACAGACGAACCTTCACGGCGACGACCTGTATCAAGAATGCTGTAAACTTTTGATAATTCGTTCCGCCTGGCGCAAACGGTTGCGAGCAATATGCCTGTGCCAACCGCTATTTCATTGTTGGTTGCGCCTCTCAGCCCACACTCTTTTATGAAGGTAAAAACCCGCATGCGCAGATTTTTGGCCTTAGGCTCAATTTTCTTTGCCGCTGCTTTACTGGTGGTGCTGGTGCGTTGATAGGGCGCTGGGACATCAAAAAGACCTATTTGTTGTGCTTCCATTTCACTTCTCCCAAAGTGGTGTAAAAAAACGAGCCTCGACCACCCCATTGCTTGCATTAGCAACGAGTCCTCGAGATTTTTCTGGTACATAATTGTTTTTAAGCCAAATCATCACAGCCTGGCGCGTCACTCCTACTTCTTGGGCAAAGGCCGTATAAGTTTTGCAACCGCTGGATGTCATTGATTGTTGGACTAGGCGACTATGATTCATACTTTTAAAACACTTATTAATACTATTAGTAATAATTTATATACAAAATAACGCTAATGCAAGTGAAAGTTACTAAAAGTACTTGATCAGATGTCATTGATACTTTATGGTTTTTCTACGAGGTATAAGTATTAATGCTTATCCATGTCAAACAGCCAATTTGCAGTGAGAGCTGCTAGGAGTAAAAATGGCTCGCCTAAACAAAAAAATGCTACGTCAATTAATCTTGGATCGTTACCATTCACAAAAAGAATTTTGTAACGCTTTTGGAATTAGTTTGCCTGGGCTTCAACGCTGGTTGAAAACTGACGAAATACGTGATGTTAACCTTGATAAATTAGCTGAGTTTTTTAAGGTTGAGACTCGAATCTTAAACTTAAATGCTCAAGATATAGACAAAGATCGTTATTTAGAGATCATCTCTGAATTAGAAAAAGTTGCCGAGCGATCTGGAGCCAATATGACCGTGCAAGAATTAAGCTCTTGGGCTGTTTTCATTTACACAAATCAAACGAGCGATTCTGCGGTGGACACGTCTGCTTTCGAGCAAGCGGTTTCAATGATTCCCGCAAAGTAACGCAATCTGGGGAGAATACATGCTATGGATAAAGATTTTTTTCGAAATGAAACTTACGAACAGTTTCAGCTGAAACTAACCGATGCACTTGAGAATGAGGAAATTGAAGTTGACGATCTGGCTAATTCAATTCTTGAATATTTGCCGTGTGGTATTTCAATCGTAGCAAAAGACGGAACCTATCTCTACGTTAACGACTTGTACTGTAAAAAATTGGGGTACAGCTATGAAGACCTAGTTCTTAAAAAAACCGTGATGGACATAACGGTAGATCTTCCACCCGAAGATTTGTTGCAAAATCTGAATGCCGCGCATCATTTTGGCCGAGTGCGAAAAGGCGTTGGAATGTACAATTGTTTTAAAAAATCTTGGAGGCATGCCAACGGGCAAACTGTGGCTGGTGTATGCAAAGCATCACGTTTCTATTTTAGAAAAAACGGGCTGACTTGCGTGATTGCGATAGTAGCTTTTGAAGAAAGCCCAGGAGAGTATGATAACTTGATTGATTTTCACAAAGATCGCGCTCTGCCTATTAATGAGAATGCTACATATCATCTGGACGCTGCAAAAACGCATTTAATTAAAGCTTGGCGGCGGTGGCGAAACTCTTGATTTAGCCATTTTTTTCTAGCTTTCGGCTGATTTCTCACGATTTCAGTCTTTTTTTTGCATGTTTGTGTATACTTTTAATATTAACTGATCAATACTTGATCGCAGTTGGTACTTTTAATATACATTTTGGGAGAAAAAATATGCGAAACCAACCGACTATATTTATGCCAAACCTGAAACGTTATAAGGCAGCTCGGCGACCTGGCTACCTTTTATTGGCAATTCTTATCACCACCAACAGTTTAGCATTTTATGCGGGAGTAATTTTATGATCATTCAAAACGGAAAAGCAGACCAGGCGATCAAAGAAGCTGTCCATGATTTCCATTATTGGGAATTTGTTGATGAACAAACTCAGCAGGATCTCGCAATGCTCTTGTGGCATGAGCTAGATGATTCTGAGAAATGGGAGGCGATCACCTACCAAGACTGGTGTTCGACTATGGTACTGAAGAAAAGCGGCAGTTTATTAGAGGCTTTGTCGCTTTTAGCACAATCTGCGCCAGGTGAAGAAAACTACGAAGCTGTGAAAAACATCACACGGGAAAACGTGACGGTTTACTTGTCTGACCAAATCGAAGAACGATTCGACGATTGGTGTGCAGATAGAGATTTTAATGAACCTTATGTGAATCCTGTTTGGGAGGACTTAGTAGCATGATTGATAACACAGAGCTTTATAAAGCACTGGCGAAAGCCCGAACGGAGTTCACTAAAGTTAAGTTTGACTCTATGAACCCTCATTTCAAAAACAAATTTGCCAGCCTAGCTAGCATGCACGATGCAACAGTCGACGCATTGTCTGCCAATGGCCTAACGATACTGCAACTGCCAACCGACCTTGATGGACGCTTTGCGCTTAAAACCGTATTAGCCCATGTCTCAGGCGCTAGTATCGAAACAACGCTACCGATGCCACCTACCAAAAACGATTGTCAGGGTATCGGCTCGGCCATGAGCTATGCCAGGCGCTATAGTTATGCAGCCATACTTAATATTGTTGGCGAAACTGATGATGATGGCGAGGTAGCAATGGGCAACACAGAAACAATTACTAAAAGTGAAGCCAACACTTTATCAAAGCTAATTGAAGCTACCGATACCGACACATCAAAAGTTTTAAGCTTCTACAAAATTAAGACTCTTGATAAGTTGCCTAAATGCCAATACGCAAAAGTCATAAAACGATTTGAGGAGAAAGCCAATGAAAGCGCAACAGCTTGATTTAGTGCAAGGCAGCCAGGAATGGCTCGATGTGCGCAAGAATCACTTTTGTGCATCGGAGGCTCCGGCTGTAATGTCTGTAAACCCATACTTCCCCAAAAATCCACGCCAGCTCGCTCAGAGCAAACGTGGCATGGTTAAGACGTTTGTTAGCCATGCAATGAAGGAAGGCAACCGTCTCGAGCCTCTGATTCGACAGCAAGTTGAGGATGAACTGGAGATTGGTTTTATGCCGACAGTAATGGTGCAGGGCAAGTGCCTGGCGTCACTCGACGGCATTAACTTTGATGGCGATGTCATTCTTGAGATCAAAACGACTCAATCAATGAATGCCACAGTAAAAGCCGCATTAGCTGGTCGACCGAGTCTGCCACATCAGTACCAAATGCAGCATCAACTCATGGTGAGCGGAGCAGATAAGTGTATCTACGCTTTGCGACATCCAGAAACTGAGGAGCTGATCTTAATCGATGTGTTCCCAGATCGCTTGATGCAGCAGAAACTACAACAAGCCTGGAAAGACTTTGAGCCTCTCATGTCCTGCAATGAAACTGAGCTGCGTGATTTTGAGCCGATTCCCGATGATTTAAAGCCGTGGATAGACTCGTATTTTCAAGCAAAAGATGATCATCAAAGCGCTGGTCAGAAGCTCGACGTAGCGAAGAAAAAACTCATGTCGGAACTCGGCGGCTCTGGCGGCTGGGATGGCTTTAGCTTGCGCGTTCGCGAGCAAAGCAGAAAAGGCTCACTTGATAAAGCAGCTTTGTTGAAAAAATACCCAAACATCAATCTGGCTGATTTTGAAAAGAAAGGTACTACTTTTACAGTTATTGAGGATTTAAGAAAATGAGTGATTTTGACAACAACAATCGAGGAGCTATCTGGCCCAACCAAAAGAAAGAAACAGATAAGCATCCAGATTTCACAGGACAAGGCCAAATAGACAACGCTGAGTATTGGATTAGCGCTTGGAAACGTCGCCAAGGCGACAATCCTAAAGGCCCTAGCTTGCGCTTCAGCTTTCAGAAGAAAGACGCACCAGCGCCGACACAAGACAGCGTAGCCGTTGTGGATGAGCCTTTTAATGACGACATACCGTTCTAATGGCTAATCTAATATTTGCAGTTTTCATGCTCGGGATATTGTCCCTGGCGAATTATTATGGATTGCCATTTTTGATTGGTTTGCTGCTAGGCGTGTTGATCATGCAAGCAGCACACTATTCTCGTTATGGCGATTTTTTTGAATAAGGAATGATTATGTTTTTATCTGATAAAGAAGTAGTTGAACTCACTGGCTATAAGCAGCCTACTAAGCAACGTATTAAGCTATCGAAAGATGGCATTCATTTCGTGGCAGACAGGTATGGCAAACCGAAGGTTACCTGGGGCCACGTCGAGTCTGCTAATAATCCGAGGAGGTTTAGCGATGGGTAAAAAAAGGAAGAACACACCGGATAATTTGCCGCCGAGAGTTTATGTAGGCAGGTCTAGATATTACCATGAAGGAAAAGGCACGCGAAAAATTACAATGCTGTGTTCATTGGATGCGCCTATCGAAAACGTGTGGCGCAGCTACCAGTCTTTAGTTTTAGATGCGAACGAGCCTGGATTGTCGACATTTTGGAATTTAGCGCAAATGTGGATGGCTGATACAAAATCAGAAGCCAAGCGAACCAGAAAAAAAATAGCTGACGCAACGGCAGTCTATCGTCGTCGGCGTGTTGAGACCAAAACCTCCCCGATTATGATTGCATTTGGCGACAAAGATCCCAATGAGATAAGGACGCTCGATGTCCAGCTGTATATGGGAACTCGTTATCAGTTAGATCAATATAAAAAGGTGGTGATTGATGAAGATGGCGATAAGGTCATCGCGGCAGATCAGGCCAATAAAGAACGTGGAATCATGAGCCAGATATTTGATTTTGGATTACGGAAAGGTTTTTGTAATCACAATCCCATTAAAGCTGTCCAAAAGCACAAAGTCGGGCCTAGAGACAGATATATTAGCGACGATGAATTTTTAGCTTTGCACTCTGCCGCTCCAGGTTATATACAAACCATGATGGAGCTTTCGTATTGTTGCGCGTTGCGCCTGGAGGATGTTTTTAATCTTCAGATAAAGAACATTACTGCTGACGGTCTTTTGTGTAAAGACAGCAAAGCATCAGAGACAAAAAAGAAAGAAGTTTTTTCTTTAAGGGAATGGACGACAAATTTAAAAGAAGCTATAGCAAAGGTTTATAACCCCGCTGAGAAGGTGACCAGGCTCGACAGACATTTAATTCTTAAGAATGGCCGTCATCCCTCCCCTAGTAGCTTCAAGCGTGATTGGAAAAAGACCAGGGAAGCCGTGAACCCATTGTTCTTGAAACAAGGGCAAGAGCTGCATTTGGTTTTTCATGATATTAAAGCCAAATCAATATCAGACTTTGAAGGCACGGACAGCGTGAAGTTAGACTTTTCAGGTCATAGTTCCATAAAGATAATGAAGGTTTACGACCGCAAAAATGATGCTGTTAAAAGAGCCTCTTTAGTTCACAACATGAGGCTGAAATAACGATTATATCATGCAAGTATCATGCAATAGATACTTACAGTATATAAATGATTACTAATAGTAAGTATGAGTAGATAAAAGCCTTTTAAAAACATAGACTTATCAATGACTTACTGGAGCGGGAAACGAGACTCGAACTCGCGACCCCGACCTTGGCAAGGTCTAGTCAAAGCCATATAAATCAAACACTTACGTTCAATTGCATGATATTATTTGCTTATTTCTCGCTATTTCACCGTATTTTTACAAGTTTTATCATGCAGATTATCGGCTACTTGCTACCACCCCATACAGGTTAAATGTCAGCGCACTATTTACGCTTGAACGAACACCAATAGTATCGCCTGGCAGCAACGTAAACCCAGAGCCGGAGCCATAGGCTTGCAAAGCGTCGTTGATAGCACCTGCGGCGATAGAGACGTCCCAGGCTAATGCGTTGGACTCGTCATAGGTCGAGCCGCCTACGTCATGAAATAGGCGAAAGGTTGCAGCCGAGCCTGTAGTGTTGGCGATAACCACTCTCAGGATTTCAGTTTGGATAATGGCTGTGAATCCGGCAGCCGCTGTCGTATTGGCTGGACGTATCTGGGCCAGTAGCGATCCTGGGGCTAGACTCATCGTTGATTGCTCAATAATGATGAATTAGCGCCAGTGCCAGTGCTTGCCCCTAGCAAACTAGTCCCAACAACAGGATTTAAAAACAAACCTGGTGCGCCAGTGCTGGTTTTTTGCGACCTTCTTTGCAATTCTTCTATGTATTTTCTTAATCTATCAGGGTTTTGTTCCATCAATATATTAGCTAACTCTGTCTCATCTTCTCTCGTTAAACCTCTATTATTTTTTACATAATTGATTGGAGCTTTTAACCCTTTAGATATTAAAGAAAGTTTATTTCCTGTTGCCGCATCTACCGCCATATCAGCCACGCTCATTGCGGCTTGATCTGCTTGGAGCTGTAGGTTTCTAGCACTAGGAGAGCCACTTAAAATTCCAAATGTTGCTTGTTCTTCAAAAGAATCATCTATCCGATCCATAAACTTTGCGGTTTTATCTTTCCCCACCATCAATTCTAATTTTTCGATAAAATTGTCTGTATCAAATGGACGTGTTTTATCTCCCGTCCTTGGCCCTGCTTTAATTTTGTCGTACATATTCTCTCTAATACCAATCCATGCAATATTTTTATCTTCTGGCGACAACTTATTCCATTTTATTTGAAAATCAGAGTTTTTCATTGTTAAATAATTTTTATGAAACTCATCAACGCCTTCGCCAAATTTAGAAGTTTCGCTATATAGTTTTCTTGCTTTAGCGTACGAATCATTTTGCTTATCTAAAGAATCCGTCAATCGATGTCTAAGCGTTCGGTAAGTGTCGGCGTCTGTTGTGTTTGGATTTGTCCCTTTTAGTGCCGCATCTTCCATGTCATACAATTCTTTTTTTACAAAGTCCCAGCCTTTTAAACCTGGTCTTAACGTGCCTTTTGCGCTTTGCTCAATGTTTGTAACATCTTCGCCTTTTGCTCGAAGATTGTTAATGCCTGATACTTTGGCTTTTTGCCATATACCAGGACTTACTTGCTCTAATTCCTGATAAAGCTGTTCTAAATCTGACGTATGCTCTATATCTTGCTTATAAGCCTGTTCGTACAGCGGCCCTGATTGTTCTTTGCGGATTTTCTCAAGTTCTATTAAAGTCTCGCCTCTGTTGGCTTCACCAAAAGGCGCTAATAAATTTTTTCCTTGCTTACGGCTTCTATCTCTTAATATAGATTTTGCCGCATCCCTCGCTGTTCCTTTCTTGTTTACCAAAGCCTGTAACTGTCCGCGAGCCGCTTCTGATGTGTCAGCCAGCATTGAAGTTGGCCCCATTGCAATTTTTCTTTGGAACGCCTCCTCTGGCGTCACACCTGCATCTTCAAAAGCACGCCCTAATTGTGTAGCAACTTTGCTAGATGGTCGATCTGGAAATAAAGGGCTACCTGTTATCCCTGGCACAATGTCTTTTGCCTTCGGCAAACTTTTAAGAACATTCCCACCTGCTCTAAACACTTCTGGGATTGTTCCGCCACCAGCACCGCCAAATAGAGCGGCGGTAGTAGCGTCCTGCGCGACGTTGCCAGGGATGTCTTGTAAAGACTCAGAGCGACCAACAGCAAAAGGCACTGACTCAGCAGCTGCAATAGAACCGCCACCAATAGCATTGCTTAATAATCGCGGCATGAATTTTTTAGCCGCTATATCTGAAGCCATGCTAATCGCCATTGGCGCTTTGCTAAGTAGGCCGCCAAGACCAAACGCGGGTATTGACAGGCCAGCTATTTCAGACGCTTGCGCCGCAGTAGGATTATTGGCGTATAAATTAGCTTGCTCTTGGTTTAAGCCAGCCATGTTTGATGAATATGCGTCCGAGAAACTTTGGCCCCCAGGGATTAACGCTGGCAACGCCTGAACGCCAGCAGAAAATTCATTGCCTCGATTGAAAAACAACTTGTCTTGTAAATTGCGAGCAAACGCGCCTACTGGGCTGGCAACGCTTTGTGCAGTTGCCATTTCTGGAGGAGTTGCAGTAGAAGTTGCGTTTTCAATACCTAAAGCCGCTAATTCTTCTGCAGACAATTTTCTTTCTTGCGTTATCATCGGTAAGCTACTCCATTACTAGCAATAATTTCTCCATCATCAGTTGTTTTTATTATTCTGATGTCGTTACCGTTTTCATCCTTAAGCGGAATTATTGTGTAGCCGTATCTCGCTGTTTTATTTGGTACAGCTCGCGTGGATTGTGCTGGGCCAGTAGCTAAATTTTGTAACATCTCGTCTGGCGTTTTATCAAGAACACTTGTGAAATGCGTTGTAATTTTGCCGAGTTGTTTTTGGAACAGATCGCGAGACATTCCCTGATCTAAAGCAATAACGCTGTTAATCAAAAGCTCCATTTCTTTTTCGTTAATAGCGCCCAAAGCGCCGCCTGTTGGTGAAGCTTCCCTCATTTCTGCTAGTGTGCTAAAACCAAAAGCTGCGGCTATAGTATTCATTAAAACGTCAACATTTTTTGCGTCCGTTCCACGTACAAAACTAAAAAATGACGATTTTCCAGTTGGCCCAGCAAAATCCATCGTATTTTTTTCAGGGTTGTTATCTAAAATGTTTTGTATTTCATTAACCGCATCTATTGTCCGAAGCGCACTAGCAGCATTTGTTTTAGTTGCAATTGTTTCTTTTTCTTTTTGTGCCTCGATTCTAATTTGACGATCTTTTAATTCATTTTCTTCATTTTGAATCTGTAACTTTTGCAGCCGTATTTCAGCATCGGTTAAAGGTGCTTGTGCTACAAAACCTGCTGCAGAACCGCTTACGTTATTTCCAGCAGGCATTGTATTCACTACTTCTCCGGCATTAATCGGCATCGCTTGCCCCATTGTTCGGCCTGTAGGGATAAGCTCAAATTGACCAGTATTAATATTGACGCCATAAGCATTGCCAAGTTTATCCATTTTTACATTTTCATATTTTGGCGGCTGTGGGTTTTGACTGGCTATAATGCTTTTTATAACGTCTGAATTATCGCCAAAAGCACCAAGCATCATTTGATCTCGTGGATTAAGCGTAGCCATTAGAGACGCCCTTGCTTGTTCACGCCGTATACGGATAGCCTCCTGCCGCGCTTTCTCTTTCTCAGCTTCTTCGAGCGCCAGGCGATTTTGTTTCAGACTGTTGGCCTGCAACATGCCTTTGAGAAATGAACCTGGCTGATCGACTGGATTTCTTTGTCCTGGCTGATTGGCCGATAACAGAGAAAGACTACCCATTACACCACGGTTTTCTGGTAAGCCCTGGATGGTTTGTCCAGCAGCTCGCATCAATCGTCCAAAATCTAATAATGCCATTAGCTTGCCTCCAGTGCAGTGATTCTAGCTTCTAACTCTTGTATTGTTTTGACTAACAATGGGACTAGCTTGCTTTGGTCTATGCCTTGATAATCAGGCATTGCTTTACTTGCTTCCCACGTTGAGTCAGATGGATATTTTGCAGGTACGGTGTTTCCGTCAGCATCGGTTGTTGATGATTTACCTGCTGTCCAATCAGATTGCTCTACACCACCGTCTAAAATAATTCCATTAGAATCTAATACAACTTTATTGTGAGTTGTCGTTGCATCTTTTTCACCTGAGATTGCTTCGGGAACAATGGTTGATACTTCGTGAGCCAAAAAGCCATCAACTAAAGTATTTGATGCGTCTGAAATAAAATTAAATCTTGCTGGTTTGAGTTGTTTTAGTCTTGCTGTAGCATCCCAAGTGTAGTCTACATTTTCTTTCAGCCTATAATCAGAGGAAGTCGCAAAAGCTGTGGTTGATCCATTTGTAGTGATTCCTCCAACAGAAGTACCACTAGAGTTCTGATACCTCATTATAGTGCCGCCATTTGCATTAGTAGCTTTTAAAGACACTCCTGTACTATTTGCGCTATTAAAACTAACACTAATCCGCGCAACGTCAACAACGGCTGTTCCGTTAACTTGTATGCGACCAGCAGAGTCTATTTTAAATGTGTTAGTTCCTGCTCCTTCATTTATTACAACAGGAAATGTGCCTGTATCCCTGTCATTTATCACCATAGAGCCTGTTGCTAATCCTGCCGCTCCGTCAGACCTAACCTGAAAGCCATAACCAGCATTGCCATCTTCAAAAATTAATTCGGCATATTGATTTGATACGGTAGATGCAATTTTTGCGGTTGTTGCCGCGCCACTAGATACTTCTACTTGGCTGTCGGGAGTAGTTGTTCCTATACCTAAGTTACCGCCTGAAAGGAGTCGCATACGCTCCACGTTAGATGTACCAAATTTTAAAGCTCCAGCTTTAGCATTGTTAAGGTAACCATTTAAACTGTTATCTATTGATACGTTAAGACCACCACCACCAGCCGCTGCTGTCGCATCATTGGTGAACAAAAGTGTGGCTGTAGAACCTGCCCCATCAATTTCAAGCGAACCGCCTGTAATAACTCCAGTGGTGGTAATCGCTGAACTGCCATTATTGATTGTTCCAAAATTACTACTGATGCTGCCCGCGTCTAAAGCTCCAGTGGTTACTATTGAGCTAGAACCTGCTACAGCAGATGCTCCTATGTCAGACAGGACTTCGGCTGTACTTCGGCTTTCTAACCCGTTAGCGGTAAATCTTGCATACTCGTCATCAGCTACACTTGCGCTATCTATTTTGACTGCGTTTGTATTAGATA